GAAGCAAGTCCACTGATCCCTTGCAAGTATCTCTAAGCGTCTGGCTCTGTAAGCCCTGCTATCTCTAGGGTCTTTCATTGCCATCCTTTAGTCTTTAGATGATGTAATGCTTTGCAATAGTTAGGCTCATCATACTGTGTCCATCCATATCGATGAGTAACGTAATGCCAATAAGTCCAGAATTGCTTAACTGTTGATGCAGTACGCATTGACTCACTCTTGATCTGATAGAGACCATAGACTCGCTTAGTACCTGTGAGGTTACCTACAGCTCTATGATCCCATCGACTCTCTCGATACACAATCTCATGGTGACATGCTTCTTGCTTATCTGTTAATTGATACTTAGCCAATTCTTTGACATGTCTTATTGGCAGGTTATTCGCCTTAGCATCTACGGGCATTGCCATAGATAGAGATATCCCAATAACGATGGCTACCTCGCGGGCTATCCGCAAGCGGCCCGCGCTGAGCCCTTGATGGGCTCTAGCCGTGAGAGTACCATGGGTGTCAAATCCATTTGTAAAAGCCCTGATCAGCACGGCGTGTCGGATTTCATGAATAGTACCCAATGAGTGCCCATGCGTTTGCCGGATGGATGCCCTAACACAGGCTTTTGATCTGTTAGTGCAAGGATTTCTTTAAGGCTTATCGATACTTCATTCCACTTGAATATCAAAGTACCATCTGTTCTAAGCACCCTGAAACACTCGGCAAAGCCTTGAGTTATATCTTCACGCCATGTTTGCGAGTCTAGTACCCCATACTTCTTACGCATCCATGATTTTTCTGATAAGCGCAGCATATGAGGTGGATCAAAGACAACGCATTGAAAGGTCTTATCTGGATATGGAATAGACCTAAAGTCCATGACCTGATCAGGCTTGATTTTAATCGTCTGACCGTTGGTCAATAGGTGCGTCTCATCTTCTCGAATGTCACCGAAGACCACTCGATCATCTGTCTTATCAAAGTAGAACGATCGCATACTTGATGCTGGATCTAATATCTTTTTCATGTTCGCCCTTATCTGTTGTCTGTTGAATAGAAGCCCGGTGACTTAAACGAGATCCCTACAGAGCTGTAAATCTTGTGCATTGGTGAGTGGCAGAAGGGACATTCCAGATCGTGCGGTTCCATGATCGAATACCAATGCTCGATCCTTGCGTTGCTCTCGCAGTCTTCGTTGTCGCACTCGAACTCATAAGTTGGCATCTGGATCACTCTCACACATTCTGCAGACTTCTGTGAACGCCCACGCGCCACACATCTTGCATCTAGTTGGTTCTAGTTTATCAAGATCATTGCTGAAATCACCGTAACCCGCTTTAAGCAATAGATCGACCAGATCACCAAGTCGCATAAAGGCCAAATAGTCTTGGGGACTACCTTCTCCTTGGCCATTAAGACGACAAGTAACGATAGGCAGCCCACCAGATTTAGCTGTTCTCTTTGTGACCTGATCGATCCATGCTTTAGGCTGGAACGCCGATCTAGCCTTCACTTCCATGTCGAACGGGACATGAGTTATATCTTTTCCAGCCCCTCGACCGATGTCTGCATGTGGCCACCACTCCGATAGGAACTTGGCGACCACACGCTCGGTCGAGAATCCTCTGTATTTACGGCTTTGAGAGGCCATTTACCGCGTGACATTTCTCGCATGACCAACTCTTATTATTAAGATTGACTTTGATGTCTTTGTAAGGAATTGCGTCATTACATAGGCAGCATCTAGTCATGAAAGTAAACTCCTCAAGAATAGCAATTACTTCCTTTGATCGATGAATCTCATCCTCGGTCGGGAATGACTCCCACTCACCGTCTTGATTCATGAACTGTAATTTACCCATTACATGCGCTCCTTCTGGCGTTGCCATGCGCCCTCTTTGTTGATCTCGTACCAAATCACATCATTGGGTGCAGGGCATCGAGTGAGTTCTCCTGTGACTGCATAAGGGCACTTAAAGTGACCCCAAGGCTTGCCAGCTTTACTCGTCCCCGTCTTCCAAATCATGTCTCCATGTTGGCACTTGGGGATGTCCTTCTCTGTCTGGCCGCCAATGATTTCTTTCACCGTCGCAACGGCTTCCTCCATGGTGTTGGGCATATTCGCCGGCTTGGTAGTCCATACATCCTCTTCCTTTACTACTGGAATGTACTCGCCAGATGTGTCAGCCATCTTAGCCTTTACTTGATCGATCTGAGCCTTTACTTGCGTCGCTTGAGCGACTTTGCCCATTTCCTCTCGTGACGCTCGCTTTCCCTTTGTTGCATATCCTGCGTTAGCCAACGCTCTACCGATAGCACTTGTCTCACAATTTTCCAACGCACTTGTCGCATTAACCCCACGCCCTTGAACAGTTTCTTCTGCGAGCCCTGTTGTCCACGGCCGAAGGTCTGCCTCTGTGCGATATATAGAAGCCTCAACAATAAAACGGCTGCCTGAGTGTTCAATGATTTTAGTGTGAATCTGTCCATCTGGGTGATCCTTCCAATACTTGATTAGACGCTCTTCAACTGTCTCGTAATCTTCTAGATTAAACATAGAGTTCATTCTCCTGTGTGTGTAGTTGCCCGGCTATTGCCAAATACGCTGCAGCGTCGATGTATGTATCGACTTTTGCTGACTCCATACTCCGTGCGAGCTTGACCAATGCCAAGCAATTAGCCACTTGATAGTCAGTAAGTGGCATGTCGAGATATGCGCTCCAGAGTCGTGCTGTTCGCTGCATATTGTCTGACGGGTGACCGTAGTCCAAGCCACGGTCTTGAATGATTGCTTTTGCTTCTGTGAGAAAGTCACCTGCGTTCACGCTCTTACCTTTTCCTTCTTGTCGTAGTAGGCCTGCACCGCTTTGCGGCCCTTGAGGTAACCTACACGAACTCCAACGATGCGTCCTAAATGGAAGTACATAGCTCCGATAATTATCATAACTAGAACGTCGCCTGCTGATGGATCGAACATATTTAAGCCCTTCTGTGGATGCCCTTCATCCGTGGCTTAACTGTCTCATGACCTAAGGGGGAAATTTCGGAAATCGAGATAACGAATTGATAACGATTATCTGGCGCGACCGTACCGCTTGCCTGAGACTACGAATGTCCCATCCTTCTCGATATAAATGAGATCGACCTGCACATTCTTACCATCGACATACATGATGGCGAAGGCTTGCTGCCAGTTAGCCGTTCCCTTGGTATATGAGGCCTTGCTAAAGTCCATGAGGTTGCCAACCTCGACCCCATGCAGAACACGCCCTAAACGGCCTCCAGAGGCCTCTGAGAAGGACGATCTGCCCGCTCTGTGAGTATGTCCTGAGATCACAGACTTCCCGTGCCTACGGGCCGCCTCAAGGGCTGAGAGACCGCCTTGAGACTTGATAGGGGTGTGGTCTCCGTGGACTGCTATCCAGCCCGGCGCGATGTTGTAAGGCTTCTTATGAAAGGTGATCCCAAGCTCATCGAGTTGCATGAACTTTTCGAAGCGCAGCTCTGGCAAGGATAGGAATGAGGGTATCTTCCTCATGATCTGATTGTAGAGACGGTCTGTGTGGTTAGACCTAATCATCTGGGTTACCTGTAAGTCGTAAAGTACCTGAACAGCCTCGTCGCGATCTTCTCCAAGAGTCTGCTCATAGGCCTCAGGTGTCCCTTCTGCCCACTTGCTAATTGTGTTGAAATCAATCTCGTCACCTATTGTGACTACTTCGTGCGGCTTAAACTTAGATATAAAACTGGCTAGATTCTTGACTGCGTGTCTATCGTGGAAGGGAACCTGTAGGTCACTCACTATGACAATGCGCTTCATTAGTCCTCGTCGTCGTCCTCGTAGGGTAGGCGATCCACTCGGTCAGGGATCGATGGCAGGATCCAGTCAGGGTAAGCGTCACGATCTTGGATGATACTCAAGGCAATATCTACGGCGAAGCCTGCTCGGCGTAGTGCCTTATACATCTCATGCAGGCTAATAGCCCATTGGTCGAGCTGAGAGTAAGTATCTAGATCAATGACTTTCTTCCGTGCCATGCTAAAAATTATCTCTCAAGGAGGATGTTATAAATCTCATCGACACGCGAGTTGAGTCGCTTAATCTCAGAGAGAAGATGCGTGATCACATAACCGGCGAGCCCACCGATCACGGCTAGGCTTGCAAAGTAAAGAGTAAAGAAGTCGCTCTGGCTCATTTTTTCTTTTCTACTGTATCGACAGCTGCCTCTAGTGCATCAACCACGATATCGCCCACGGCCTTCTTGGCACGGTAAGACTTAATCGCTGTGCGGATAACTGGAATCGCAATGAGTCCAAGTGTTGCGTAGATAATTGCTTCCATTAGTTACCTCCTAGTAACGGGATATTAAAGAACGAACCGTCTGCATCGCCTTGCTTAGTGAAAGAGACATGGCAATGCTTAGAATGCGGGTTGCTTCCAGAATACTTGCGCCAACGCCAGCCCATGCGAGACGATGCAATTCGTCCCTCGAAGATGATATAGGCGATGCGCTTCTCACCGGCTTTGGCCGCGAGTCGCAGCTGATCAGCAATATCGGGCATGAGGTCGGGCTTGCCTGTCTTATGGACATCTCGATCGACATCGATGGCGCGAACAATCCCAGTCTCTGGATCAGGGTTGTGATCACTAGGACGCGCTGAATGACGGAGATCACCGATCCAGCCATCGGAACGCCTATCACGATCTGGAAAGGTGTCATCGAACTGCTCTCTAAGCTGTTGTCCAGCTTTGCACAAGATTGGCTTCACAGGTCGCACACTCCCATCGCTTGAGATCGTTTAGTAATAATTCATCATGACCACACTCAGGCATAGGTGCTATGAATGCGTCATCGATTGGATCGTAGGTGTAGCCGATGCCAGCGTAGTTGTAGCGAATGTTATGGTTGTAGCTTGTTCGCTTGCAAGTCTGGCCTCGAAAGTTCCCATACCAAGTCTCAGGATCAAGGCCTTCAATGAGTTCTGTTTCATCAATTCCAACAATAACCTCGGTGACAATACTTGATTCATCTAAAAATGCGTAGTGTGCCATTATGACCAGCTCACATTCCCCGTGCCAGCGGTAATTGTTGTTCGCTTATATCCACCGCTTGCTGCGCTTGTTGTCCCTGTTAGTCCTGCTCCGATTGTGATTGTGCGAGTGTCTGGATAACGAAGAATTACAACTCCAGAACCGCCTGCGCCCGATGGACCGCCAGCATTGTTACCAGTTCCACCACCACCGCCGCCTGAGTTGGCAGCACCGCTGGTCGCAGCCGAAGATGCTGCACCATCACCACCGCCGCCTGCACCACCTACGGCTGTAGAGCGACCTGATTGAGCTGCACCACCACCGCCACCTGCGTAAGTTATCGAAGAACCTGTGATGCTTGTTGCAACACCTGCACCACCGTAGCCAGCTATGACGTCCGAACCGCTCCCGCCGACTGCACCTGCACCACCGCCACCGCCTGCGCCATACGCGGGAGCTGCATTAAAACCTGCACCACCACGATAGCCTTGATTGGTTGTGCCATTTGTCGGTGTACTTGTTGCATCGAAAGAATTACCGCCGCCTGAGCCACCTGTACGGCCAAGAATAAATCCAGTTCCACTAAAACCACCGCCACCGCCGCCACCACCTGTGGCTGTGATAGTTGAAAATACAGAATTAGAACCATCAAGTCCAGCCGTTGCTGAGCCTGTGTTTAACGCTTGGCTTGCACCGCCTGCACCGATCGTTACTGTGTAATTAGTAGATAAATTCAGAGTGAGTGCCGATTCTAAAGAACCACCACCGCCTGTGGCTGTGACCGTACAACGTAAGCCACCTGCGCCACCACCACCTGAGTTATTGCTTGCACCACCACTACCGCCACCTGCAACGACTAAATAATCAACTGTGAGAGTTGTTACAGGGGGAGTTGGTAATCCAAAAAGACTTGCTACGTTATTGAGCATTAGCCAATAGCTCCGACAACATACCAAGTGTCTGTGCCTGTCTTGATGCAGGCTGCTGTCTTATTTTGACCAAGGGTAGGCTGTGCAGGTACGGCTCCAGCTGAGAGAACTGTAGTTGTGCCAGATGTAACTGCTGAGATGGTGCAGACGCCTGTGCCTTCGTTAAGAATGGTAATACATGAGCCGACAGGGATAGCCGCTGTGGCGTTAGTAGGAATCTTTAGGGCGATTGCTGTGGACTTGTTCATAGGCACTAGAACCTGATAGGAGTCAGCAACGGTGAGTGTGTAGTCGTTGGTCTGATCTGCCTTGATCTCAAAGGTTACTAGACCGTTGTAATCGGCGGCTGTAAAAATGTCGCCAGTCGTTGCTGGGAAGCCTGTAGGTGCCATGATTGTTCTCCTTAGTAGCCCATTATGGACTGTCCGATTATACCGTAAGTCGATGATCCGATGATGAATCCTTCTACTATAGGCTCAAGTGTTGTTACTGTGCATTTCATGCTATTTGGGGTGATATCCCATGCTAGGCCTTGAACCTGCAAAGTCTTTACGATGGTTGATCCGTCTGGCTGGACGTTAGTGATCTCTACGTTATCAAAGTAATCAAGACCAATGATGGTATCTGTTGGTACTGCAGGATCAAGTAGATCGACTGTCATAGCATCGATGCGGATCGTGGTCTCTTTGCGAGTAGCGACATAGATGTCAGCGATCTGTTGAACCTGAGCATCTGTCTGGGCGATGAGGTTCTCTACGTTCATGCCGTGTGGGAAGTACTTAGCGATTGAGTCTGCATCGGTTGATGAGACGGTAGTGCCACCCACGCGGGTCATGGTCGCGTTGTTGATGATGAGCTTATCATCGAAGGCATATTTAAGGTCTGCGTATGGGATGCCTGTAGTTTGATTGAACTCAATAGGCGCAGCCGCTAGGGAGCCCACTACATCATTGCGATCCTTGAACTCAACTTCTCCGCCTGATAGGACGAAGAACGCGCCCTGCTCGGTGAACTCGGCAACCTGCAAGGCTGACAGGCTAGAGCGTGTAGTGGCAGGATCGGCTTGAACTGTCGTTGAGCCTGTGTCAATGATTCTCATCGATGATGGGAAGTCCACTTGATCTAGAATCTTATTGATGCGTGTGCCGGTGGTCTGGCCTGCTGTTGCATCTGCCACGGTCGAGACGTTAGCCATGGCAAAGAGGCGGAATGCATCTGAGCAGTTAATATCAACATAGCCCAATTCCTGCCCTGTTGGGTAGGTGTACTTATAGTCTGTGACATAGCCTGAGAATAGGAAAGACTGAGTTGTTGGAGTAGTCGCCGCCACGCGAATTTTACGAAGCGGAGTCAGATAGCCGAAGTAAGGTGAAGCAGGATTCTGTGGGTTGAAGGCTCCATCTTGGTCAATGACTCGGACTGTACAGTTGCCAGCCTCGTAGGTATCCCTCATGATGTTACGTCCGCGAGTGATCCTGATCTGACGTGTAGTAGAACTTAGATCGATTACTGGCTCAGGGACTTCGCTTGATGCGAACTGAGATACGCCAATGATGCCGTTGATAGGGTCGCCAATAGTAAACGGGAAGCCGAAGGTTGCACCTTGGCTAAAGTCAAAGGAGACCGAGATCGTGGCTGGAAGACTCATATCGCCTGCGCTACATTCCCAAATCTTCCGAGGCGATTAACGCCTATGAATGAACCTGATAAAGATTGGTTAGTTAATTCTGCCTTGGCTTGATTTGACATGTCTGTTCCGTCTGGAAGCGTTACCTTGACATAGACATCACCGCCTTCTGCTGCCGCCTTAGCGGCGTCTGCCTTGACCTGAGCCTCTGCAGCGGCCTTCAATGCCTCCAGTAATTCCTGCGTTGCATCTGTTGTCTGTGCAGGAATGGTCTCGGGTGCATTGATTACTGTCTCAGGTGATACTCCTAAAGAGGCGGCCGTGTAAGCAAGAAGGTCTGCTGGAATCTTCCAGTCCTCATAAGGGTTCGGAGCCTTAGGCGTAGCAAGAAGAGCGGCTGCAAGGGCAGTCTGTCGCTTGATTGCGGCATCTAATTCTGCAGATAACTTCGCTGCTGCTGCATCGTTCTTGTCAAGCAAAGCAAGTTGTAACTGTAGTGATAGGCGATCGGTCTCGCTAATCTTACCCTTGAGAGCTGCGGTCATTCCGATACGATCTAGATCGAGAGTCTTTGCTGCTTTGGTGAGAGCGTTAGATTGCTTCTGAGCAGTTAGATTCTTCTTCTGCAGAGCTGCTAATTCCTTGGCTCGCTTGGCTGCATCGGCTTCTGCCTTCTTGCGGGCTGAGGCCTGTGCGCCTGTTTCATAGATGCCTACTGGTTGAGAACCGATATAGCCCATAGACGTAGTGCTGCGGCGAGCCTTAGCTGCTTTCTCTGCGGCCTCAATCGCTGCTAGGGCATTCTTCTCGTAATCATCGAAAGGGTTAAAACTAGCAAGGATGGCACGATCGCTAGTCAATACATAGAGTTTGCGGAAGCCGAAGACGACTGCCGATACCGTGTCAGCGATCTTATTCGCTAAGGTATCAATCTTGCCTACGAACTCTGTTGTGTCACCGGCAGCAAAGACTGAGACTAGAGAATCGACCAATGCTCCACCGATGGTCTCACTTGCCTCTCCTGCGGCTGTGCCGAGTAGTTGCATCTTTCCTGCATAGGTGGTGAGGTAATCTGCGTTAGCCCCTGAGAATTGCTTATTGAGTCTTTCCTGCAGGTCTGTGAACTTCATGGTCTTGAGTTCAGCCTGAGTCAGACCTAGTGAATACTTACGAAGTCCACGGGTCTGGCCGACATAGGCCATGCTGAGGTCATTGGCTACGGTCTCGTATGCGATGCCTGAGCCTGCTGCGATGTCTGTCGCTTGAGCGAGTAACTCCTGAGCCTTGGTGACTGAGCCCGTGGTCTGCAATAGTCGCTGCATCGCTGGACGAAGTTCATCATCTGTAACGCCAGTTGCGCGAGATAGGTCTGAGATGAATCGCTCAATGCGTGGGGTCTCGAACTCTAGGCCAAGATTCCTTACTGCAAGGGCTAAACGATTGGCAGCCTTCTCATCCTCGATGAATGCCATGGATGCGTTCTTGGCGAACTTGAGAAGCTGCTGCGCTCCGAAGACTGCGGCTAGGCTCTTGCCTAACTTCTTGACACCTTTATCTAAAACATCTACAGACTTGTTAGCCTGATTGAAGGCCTTCTTGCCTTTGTTCTCAACGATAATCGGGATGCGTAACTCAGCCATCAATTAGCCTTTCCATTAAACTTAGCGGCGGCCTTCTCTAGGGCTCTGATCACTCCGACTCTAGCCTTGCCTTCATCTTCTTTGTAAGCCTTGAACATAGCGCGGCCTTGCATCTTGCCGCTGCCTGCGAGAGTGCCCTGTAAGCGTGGGGTGAACTTCCCTGTAATTCCAGACTTGCGGCCTGCGGTCTCGAAAATCGCTCCGCCTGCAGTCTTGTTATGAATCGAAACGGTCGAAGACCATCCCTCGCGATTGGGCTTAGTAGGTGTGAGCTTATAACCTACGCCGCGTCTTACTAGCGCGGAGTCATACTTAGGGAACCCGCCCGGCTTTGCCGTGCCTACCCAACCTGAAGGGATCGATGAATTGGCTGGCATGTAACCACGAGCCTTCTTTACCAATGGCTTCAAGAACCCGACCATCTCATCGCGAGTCTCTTTATCAAGATCAGGCGAGAACTTCTTCAGAGCCTTGCGAAGGTTAGTTGCGCCTTTTAGCTCTGTAGGCATCGCTCTGCTCCTTTGCTCGGTCTTTCAATGCTTTCAATAACATCTGAAGCATCGATGGGTCTAGGTCTATTAAAGATTGTGGTGGGATAGCCGTCTCAATGCTCAAGCGAGCAATAAGGTAGTGGATGCTATCCCGACCGATTAAGCCAAAGGGTCTGACTCAGCAACCTCAACACTCTTTAGAGTATCGAGAAAGTCTGACCCGAACGGCTTGACTGTGACTCCACTTAGTCGAAGGCCTTCCCACGCTAGCCAATAGACATCTGATTGCTTTTCATCATCGCGGAACGCTTTGTGAAATCCCTTTTTTGCATATAGCTCGAACGCGTATTCGAGGCGAGGTGTGATCTCGATCTCGGTGTTGTCTGCCATCGTGACTATTAACTTTGCCATGCTATTGCCCCTTTGTTTAGATGATTAGAATGAACCTGTTGATGCAACTGCGACAGTACCAGACACGTTAAATGTCAAGCTCTGGACGCCGAGATCAGCGACTGAACCGTTGATGTCTGTTGTGTTATTGATAAGGCAGGTCATGGTGTAAAGAGGGTTAGTCGCAGATACTGCGGTTCCCTTTTCCTGAAGTAGAACTACTGTGACGTTAGTTCCCCATGCAGCCTGCAAGGTTGCCAATACTGAGGCAGATGCTGTGTCATTGAGGAAGTCGATTGTGACTGAAGCAGCCTCAAGACCCTTGACGAACTTGTGTCCGCCATCGCCCATCGCTGTAACTTCGAGTTCATCGAAAGAACGGTTAAGTGTAACTGCTGTGACGTGATCAGAAAGATCGACAGAATTGATCTTCACGCCGACCTTGTTGTTAAGAAATACAGCCATGAGATTATTCCTCTTCTTTCTTGATAGGTGCTGGCTTAGGTGTTGATGGTGCTACCTGCCCGATCTTGATCAGGAAGGCCTCTTGCTCTTTTTCCCACTCGGACATTTTAGCTCCAACTCGTTAGGACTGAGATATTGATGTTGCATGTAAGTAGATCACCTGAGACGGCATTGAGTACGGCAGGAGCCGAGACATCTGTGACGTTGTAGGTGTATGAGGATGCCGCGAGCAAGTTAAAAACTCGCACTACGTCATTCTCAATTCCGTTAAGGTTGCCTTCATTGTCCAGAAGGGGAACCATGATTGAGATGGTGAAGTTAGCCATCGGTGAAATAGTTGAGTGCCATCCGTTAGATGGTGAGATGTAAGGATCAGCCGGAGCGATGATTACTGAGTTAGCAATAGGCGTAGCCGGTGGGAAAGAAAATACTGAATAGAGTGAGTTGTCTGTGAGTGCTGAGGCTATGCCTGCGCGAAGGGTTGAGATGGCGGCCATTTAGCCCACCATTGATCGCGGATCGAGATAGGGAGCAAGAAGTCCACGGACGCGAGCGAGCAAGGTATTGCCCATGCGGTAAGGGCTTGGAGCGTAGCCATCGATTGTGACTCCGCCGCTTGATGGAGCCTGTCGAGACTGCCAGATGTCGATTGAGATCATGAGCGCAGCTTCTTGGATCGCTGGGATAGTTGTGTAATCTGTATAAGTCTCTGCAGCCGCTACGCCATAAGGATTAATTGGATGGTAAACGGTAGGGGTGTTGTTATTGCCTGTGATTGCGTAGGTTACTGAGTATTCTCCAACGCCTGTCAGGGTCTTGTTGCCGTTGTGTTTTGATCCGCATCCTGTGATGTTGATCGTCTGGCCGACATAGAACACGTCATGAACGATGGTCTCGAAGTAGGACGTGCCTGTTGTAGCGGTATTGCTATGCCCGATGATTGGAGTCGTGTTAGTCCATAGAAAGGGCAAGAGAACGTTGTCTGCAGCGTCACAGACTTCTTGAAGCGTGGCGTCAGCGTAGAGCGTACCCACACCTAGCGCGGTGCGTAGCTCTGCGATTGTGGTCAATGCCATGCTCTTATCCTTTCTAAAGACTGGCGGGGTAGAAGGGCACTACCCCGCCAGCGACTTAAGGGCTATCTAATTAAGATAGGTTGTACTTGCGAACGCCCTTACCTGACTTCGCGACGTATAGTGCGAGGTATCCGTAAAGGTTGATCTCGATCTCACCTGATGTGAGAACGTTCACGCGGAGTTGTGTTGTTGGAGATTCCCAAGCGTAGACTGAGCGTGGTGCAACGAGGAATGCTGAGTTATCAACGATGCCTGATGCTGAGATGTTGTGATCGACGATGAGGTCTGTACCAAGTACGCCACCAACGACTGAAGTCGCTACTGCGTTGCCTGATGCGTTCTGTGTTGCACCCTGTGCAGAGTAGAGAGCGCGACCTGTTGAGTCTGCGTATCCTGAGATAGCAGCCCATTGATCTGTTGATGCTACAAGCTTGTTAGCGAAGTCTCCGCCGGTTCCCTTGTATGCGGCTGCGCCTTCTACAGAGATGAATGACTGAAGTCCTGCTGCTGTTGCTGCAGTTCCTGTTGCAGTTGTTCCATCTGCGATGAACTTAGCGATAAGAGCTGCATCTGTTGCCTTCTCATACGCCTTGCGTAGTTCTGCCATCATGAGTTCCATGAATGCAGGAGATGAGCGATCTACGAGCTCGAAAGATACGCGCTGAAGTCCTGAGAACTTCTCGACTGTAACTGTGTCGTAGGCAGATGTCATGCCTGTCTCAGATGGTGCTGAACCTTCGTTGGTGTCTGCAACTGTTGGTGCAACGTCTGCTGAAGATGCGTTGGTGTAGAGGCGAGGCACAGTAAATGACATGCCGCTTTCTACGAGTGCTGAACGAGTTACTGCCTCAAATGCTGGACGGCCTGAGAAAGTATCTGTTAGGAATGTCTGGAGGTGGCCCGGCAAAGTTAGGCCTGTGTTGGTTGATGTTGAATCATCGGCTGCACGAACTGTGCGGCGTGCTTCATCATCTCCGAGAGCAGACTTGATTGTCGCCTCAAGGTATTGTGCTGATGAGATTGGTGCTACACGATCCTGTGTATAGGCGCGTGCGGTAACTGTAGGGCGAGCAGCTTCGACTGCCGCAGCCTCTACTGGTGTTGCTTCGACTGTTGTGTCTTCCACGACTGTCTCGCTTTCTGTAGGTAGGGTTTCT